TGTATTAGTAACAACAATATTACTTACTACAGTTGTAGTTGCGGATGGGACTGTGTAAAGGGTTGTGCTTGATGTTGCTGCTGCTGTACGAGCAAGAGCCTTAGTTGTTGTAGCCATTAGTTACTACCTTTCGTATTAGAGTGCACCCATTAGTAGGAGCGTTAGTTCGTCAATTAAACTTCCTGGACCACCTGCAGCAGATAGGTTAATATCACCTGATGCAGTTACTGTTCCAGTTAATGTTGGTGCTGTTAGAGTTAGACCAGCGATTGTTGTTACGGTTGCACCTGATGCAATAGATGTTGAACCAAGAGTTGGTGCTGAGTAGCCAGCAACGGCACCCCAAGATGATGTTGTGCCATCTGTGGTTAAGTACTTGCCTGAGTTACCAGTCTGGCTTGGTACTACATATTGAGTTGAATCTGTAGCAACCAAAGTCTTAGATGATGGAATTGTTGTTCCATTAATACTGGTAGCAGTAGCCACACCAAGTACAGGAGTAACCAGTGTTGGGCTGGTGTCTACTACAAACTTAGTACCAGTACCAGTCTGAGATGCAATAGATGTTGCTGCACCAACTGATGTAATTGGACCAGTCAAGTTAGATGGAGCAAGAACTGTATTATCAATGTAGTACTTAGTCGCTGCATCCTGTGCGGATGTTGGGTCTCCAAGACCTGTAATCTTGTTGGTACCCATTGCAATAGCGCCAGACATAGTGCCCCCAGCCAGAGGCAACTTAGTTGCTAGACTGTTAGTAACAGTAGTTGAGAACGCTGCATCATTGCCAAGGGCGGTTGCCAACTCGTTAAGAGTATCAAGAGCGCCAGGTGCTGCAGCAATAAGGTCTGTAATCTCTGTTTGCACATAAGCAGTAGTAGCAACCTGAGTTGTATTAGTGTTTGCTGCTGCTGTTGGGGCAGTAGGTACACCAGTCAACGCTGGGCTTGCCAGCGGAGCGTATGTACTTGAGGCTGTAGCAGTTGCTAACTTAGAATCAATTTGAGTCTGAATTGCAGATGTAACACCATCTACATAACCAATCTCAGTTGATGAGACGGTAGATGATATACCAAGTTTAGTCCAGTCAATAGCAGCAGATGCATTAACGTCTGCATCTACGATTGTATTAGTAAGGTTTAACTTGCTGTAAGCAACCTGAGCAGAAGCATTAACATCAGCGTTAACAATTGCTCCAGTACCAATGACTGTTGTTAGGCTTACGTTGCCAGTACCGTCAAAGGTAACTCCGCTTGCTTCTACATCTCCAGTTAACTGGAATGTGCGAGCAGTTGCTAGGGCTGTTGCTGTAGCAGCATTACCTGTTGTAGAACCTGAGGTTCCGCTTACGTTACCAGTTACGTTACCTGTAATATCACCTGTAAATGTACCTGCAATAGCGCCAGTACCAGTAATGGTTGGGCTAGAAATTGTTGGGCTAGTACCAAATACATTTGCTCCGCTACCAGTTTCATCTGTTAAAGCAGCAGCAAGATTTGCGCTAGAAGGAGTAGCAAGGAATGTGGCTACGCCAGTGCCTAAGCCAGCCAAGTTTGCTGTAGGAAAACCAGTAGTATTAGTAAGTGTTCCAGATGCTGGAGTACCAAGGGCTGGAGTGGTAAGAGTAGGGCTGGTTAAAGTCTTATTAGTTAATGTCTGAGTTCCAGTAAGAGTGACTGCACCAGTAATCGTATTGCTTGCAGTATCAATTGTCTTGTTAGTTAAAGTCTGTGTGTTAGTCGTACCGACTACAGCACCTGTTGCACCGTGTCCTGTGGTTGCTTCAATGTGTGTATTAGACTCACTTAAGTCACGACCAATAACCATATGTCGGACGATGGCACCAGCAGAGTGGGCTACACCAGTAGAGCCGTCAATGCCTCTGGCAATAGTAAGTGTGTTACCTGATGCGTAGTTACTGACATCTACAATTTCTTCAAGGGCCGTATCAGGGTCAATGACAACTGTATATGTTTCACCTACTGCGGGTGTCTTACCACCCATAAGGTTAGCACCAGAACCTACAGTCATAGTTGTATCACTAGAAGTGATTCCGCTACTTAGTGTGGTCTGTTGTGCTCTGGACGAGTATTTTCTAGTTGTCATTTATCTGCCTATCAAAGGGAGTAGTGGACACGGATAGGATATTTTTCTTGCTGACTCTTAACCTCTTCGTTTAATCGTTGAGTAAACAAAGCGTAAACTTGTCGAGTAAGAGATTGAGATGAACCATATGGACGCTTGGAATCTGTCTCATCTGCCTGTGGGCTAACCATTGAAGCACGTGCTGGGTCAAGGTTAGATAGCAAGCGATAGGTAGCACCAAGAATGATTAGGTCTTTACAAGACTCAGGCAATCCAGTTTGTGTTGCAAAGTTTTCTGTATTGCTAGTAAATGGAACTGGGTCAGTTGCATATACAACTTGAACGCTACGTCCTGAAGGAATGTAGTCATAGATAGATACAGTCTGACCGCTAGTAAATGCAGTTGAGTTAGCGTTGCCATCGAAGCGATAACTACGAATAGGAATCCATTCCTTGCTTGAGCCTAAGGCTTGGTATGCAATAGCAAGGATATTGCGAATGTTTAGGGTAGTGCCAACAGCAGGCAACCTAAAGGCTGAGACTGCAGAGTTAGATGTAATTGTAGTTGTGTTGGCTGCAAAGATAGATGAGCCAATCGCGCTGATAGTATCGTTGATTGCTCGCTTAATTGTAAAACGTGGGAAGGTAGGTGCAATAGTAACCTTGGTACCTGCTGTGTGTGCAGCAAGAGTAGTACCTAAATATGCTCGACCATAGGGAGCAATAGTTGCAGTGTTACCAACTCTGTCATAGTTATCTACATAAAATAGTTCTTCATCAATTTCAACAATACCTTTGCCTACGCTGTCGGTAGATGCAAGAGATAGAGTAATTGGTGCAGCAATAGTTGAAGCAGTTGCTGCTACATCTGCAGTAATGTGAGTAGCGCGGTCCTGTTGAAGTGTGTAACCTGAAAGGTTCATTGACACTTCGTTAATCATATCTAATAATGTAGCCATTATACGTTTATGCTCCTTAGCGCAGCAACTGCTGACTTGTTAGTAGTAGAAGCAAGTTCGTTGCAAATAGCATTTAAACCTTTGTATGCAGAGGGCTGACGTGAAGCACTAGCCTTGATGTTAAGTGCTGCAACAACTCCTAGACCAGTTGTGCTTGCATAAGTGTTTGCTGCACCTTGGTCTGCTTTGCCAGTTGTACCAGCAAGGCGATTAAGTTCTGCAGTAAGACTACTTCCATCTTTACCTAGTGCCATTATCTATACCCCGCCGTTTTCTTTGCAATTGATTTAGGTTGCTTTACAAATTGTTTACCTTTGGCATTACCTGTAGCCTTGGCTTTATTAGTTGCTGCTTTTTCTGCAGCGCTTAAAGAAGCCCAAGCAGCAGCAGGCAAATATCTCTTCTTGCCTTTTGATGGCTTACCATCAGAGGTCTTCCACTTTTGTGCAGTCCAGTCTTTTAAAGACTTCTGAGATTTAGCCAGTGCCATTACTTGTAACCTCCGCCTGCCTTCTTGTACTGAACAGCAAGCAATTGAGCCTTACGAGCAGACCATTCACCAGGGTCTCCACCCTTAGAGCCAGCCTTAATTTTCTTGAATAAAGAAGCACGCATTGCTGGCTTGGTATAATTACCAGCCGCATTGACTGTAGATTTCTTTTTCATTTCTTAGCCTTGTTTCTTTTTGAGATTGCTGCAGCCTTACGCTTGGCATCAGCCTTAGAACTTGCTCCCCATGCATTGAGCGATAGAAGCAATCTTGTTGGCGAGCCGTCAGGCTTGCGTTCTGGTCCTGGCATTCCACCCATACGGGCTAGAAAAGATGCCCTACGTGGGTTGTCTCCAGCCTTTACAGGGGCTTTCAGAGTGCCACCCTTATAAGATGCTCTGCCTTTAGCATTAAGCCCACCAGCGGGGTTCTTGCCTTCTTTACGTGTCCAGGCTGCTGTCATTATTTTTCCTTAGCCATACTTGTGAGTTTGATAATAAAACTTCTGATTCGTCTTTAACTGCCCCTACAAAGGTATCTATTGACCAGCCTGGCTGGAACTCGATACCTCTAGGGTCTTCCCATAGGTAGTCATCAAATGCCATAATCCCACCTGGCTTGAGTAATCTCCAAGCAAGCACGGCATCTTGTAGCACACCTTCTGCGGTATGGTCCCCATCGATGTAGATGAAGTCATAGGTTGGTTCTTCAATAGAACGAAGGAACTCTTTACTGTCCATCTTGTACTTAATTACATTAGGTCGAAAGGCAATCCGTGAATCGTATACACGCTCAACATCTAGCCAATTCATATCTTTATGTTCTTCTTCATCTGAGCCAGTCCAGATGTCTACATCTTCTAGCACAGAGTTTTTTGTAACAAGTACGTTATCTACCAGCCATACAGTTGCATCGCCTGTAAAGGCACCAATCTGTAAGAACCTAAGACCAAACTTTCCAGCAAGTGGTAGTAGTTGTGACTCAAAGTTTTCTTTTGCAGTCATCTCAAACCAGTTAGGATATTTAGTCTGCATAACCCTTACCTCTACCAAAAGCATCGTAGTAGTTCTCGTCCATATTGAATCGCTTCATATGTCCTACAGTTGCAGCGGTATCACACCACAGAGGAATCTCTGCCTTGTTGACTACTGCAAAGAAGTAGATGTCTTCACCAGTGAACTGCTTGTTAGCACCCACCTCTGTGAAGAACGGAACTCCTGGCAATGCTTTTTTGATTCTTGTTATTACACTGCGGTGCATTAGGCAAAAGCCCATACCTGCAGCACTTACTTTAATAAAGGCATTCTTTGGTAGTGGGTCTAAACGTCTAATCCCAATACCAAACTCTGCTTCAGCAAACTCATATACAGTTGCTAGAGGTTTCATCAATGGTTGTTCTGGTTCATTACTTGTAAAGTAAACACCAGTAAGCAATGGAATATCTACGGCATCTCTACGATTCCAGAGTTTAAGAAACTTTTCTGGAGTAATCATAATGTCCGAGTCAAGCCAGAGTAGCCAATCAGATTTATTATTGTCATACCAGCGATTGACTAGCATCTCTCGCTGTTGTGCTATCTGATTACCGTGAGCACGTAGTGACCCACAGAACTCTACACCTGAGTTTATGAGAGTATCTACGACACCTTCCATAAACTTTCCATCTACCATACCATTGTCGCACCAAGCGACTGCTAAGGTTTCTTTCTTTTGTTTAGCCATTGTCCCCTACCTTTGTTAATTAACCGTCGTATCGTTCTGGGTTCTTAAGATAACGTGCCTTTTGTGCAGGTGTCATCTTAGATGGAGAAATTTTATCTGGCATTACTAGCACCTTCTTTTTTACAGGTGCTTTTGCTGTTGACTTCTTTGCCGTTGTTTTGGTACGTGGCGCACTGGCTCCTGAGTATCCTGATGCCATTACTTCTTCTTGCCCATCTTCTTCATAGGCTTCTTAACTACTTTCTTACCAGTCTTCTTTGCTGTTTTCTTTGCAGCCATCTCGCCTGCTGCTGTGTATGGGAATGACATTTTTCCGACCATTGGCATTATATTCCTGCTTCCTTGAGTTCTCGCATTACTGTGGCTGTTGGTTTGTCTATCTTCTTTGCTTGTATCATTGTGTTACCATCATAGGCTGCACCTATCTTTTCAGATGCTTCGTGTGCTGCCTGTATTTGTTTTATCTTTGTACCATTAGGTTGAATACCTTGTGCTCTAGCACTACGATATGCTTCAAGTTCGGAGTTCCACTTTTTCTGGGTAGTACCACTTGCTATTACATCACCTCTGGCATCGCCAGTAGATAATTCTAGAAGTTGTATCTTGCATCCAAAGCAACCTTCTACAAATTCTGGATGTGTCTGTCTTTGATGCAGTCCCATTTATTCCACCGTAAAGTTGGCTGAAGTTACAATGGCATCAGCAATCATTGCTGTTCTGATAGCCTCAGTAATTCCAGTATGTTGACATCCACCCATATAGTAAGCAGTGTAAGTTGCTAACTCATCTTCGGTTGGATACTGTATAAGCGAGTAAACACCAGCATCTAAGATGATAGTATAACTCTTTGTGCGTTGTTTAAAGTGTGTGAACAAACGGTGCATACCAATGTGTCCTTGTTCCAAGGTTGGTGTTACGAGTGTGTACGTTGCCATTGTTCTCCCTAATGAATTTACCAAGAGGCAGGGTTTCCCCTGCCCCTCAGTCAATCAACTATGCGACTGATGAACCGTTAAGAATACGATACAAGGCTGCTTCGCGGTAACGCTTGAAGCCTAGAACGCCGTACCAACCCATTGGGCGGAAACGCATCAACTGGTCAATAACTGGACCGATAACTACATGTGGCTCTTCAGCAACGGCTTCAGCCATTGCTTCCTTACCAGCAAGAATTGTGCGGTATACCTTGGCACTTGAAGCACCGTCAGTATCGTTGTACATACGAGCAGACTCTACGAAGTAGGCTCCTTCATATGAACCAATTTCTCCAGCCCAAATGTTTTCATTTGAGTTGTACTCGTGAGGCAAACGCCATCCACCAGCACCAGTCTCAGCACGAAGGTCGTGTGAAACTTCTGGGTGAATACCACACCAGTACATTGAACCCTTACGAGGTACTGACAGACCTGAACGCAACTTAGCAACAGCCTTACGGATGTTAGCAGAAGTGATTGTATCTGTAGCAGCAATTGTTACTGTGTTAGTACGTGTACCACCGTAGATGACGTTTGTGCCACCACGAAGTTCAGTCTGTGCAACTGTATCAATTGAACCTGCAAGGTTGAAAGCAATGATGTTAGCAATTGCTGGGTCTACATCAGCAAGGCTGAATAGTTCCAAAGCACGTGTAACAAGGACGGAGTTACCATACTCAGCAAGAGTAATAGTAACTGATGTTGGAGCAGCAATCTGTACTGAGTCACGCTCAGTTGATTCTGTCAGAGCAGTTGTCTGTTCAGACAAATCTGCGTATAGTTGTAGAACTACGGTTGAGCCAGGGTTTGCTAACTTAGTGGGCTTCTTATCTGCGACACTACGAATTAGGGGTTCTGAACGCAACGCAAAGTCTAATAGTCGGTCATACGCCTTTTGGACGAGACCTGCAGCACCAGCGGTACCAGCGAGATTGCCAGTAGAGGATGTATATGCATTAGCCATTGTTGTTCACCTCCTAGGTGAGTTGTGAAATTACTATGTAAATTATTGTTGAGAGAAAATAATAGAGTTGAGTTCTTCTGCGGATGCCGCATTATTAATTCGACTCAATAAATCTTCTGCTCGGTCAGGGGACGTACCAAGTTGAGTAACTACATCTTGCTGCCGTAGGGCTGCTCGATTTAGTTCTCGTTCTTGATTTACCTCTGGCTCTGTTAATCCAAACAAGTCTCCATTATCTTCAAGCCAGGTATTAACTGACTCTTCGCTAATATCATCCAAGTCTTTTAGGATTAATCGTTGTGCCTTTGGATTGACACCCTTCTGTTCTAGGACCTCTTTGACTGTACGCTCACGCTGCGCCTTGGATAATCCCTCAAGTTGCTCAGTGAGTTCCTTGATACGCTTCTCATCGTTGCGCTTGGCTTTCCGTAACTTTTTAAGTAAGTCACTTCCATCCATCTGCACTTCGTTGTCGGTATCTAGGTCGTCTTCGTCTTCATCCCAGTAGTTGTTGCTCATAGCAACCCACCCTTCTATTCGTTTGAATCGCAAGCCTCAGATTCTAGTCGGGGAACTAGCCTGGCTCTTACTACCAGTCTTATACGCTACGTGGGCTGGTTGGTCACGTAGGAATCTATTTAGTACTGTCCTGCTGGTTTTGCATCAGTTAGTGATACTTTATTCATACCAGAACTTTGAGCATAACGATTTCTTTCACGCTCTGCCGCTTTGTCAATTTTACGTTGTTCAGAAGCAAGACCCTTTAGGTAAGCATTCTCTGCTGTTGTTTGACCAATATCCATATTATCAATAGCACCAAGTTTTTGTATACCAGGTAAGTCAGTGGCTACTCTTTGGTAGCCTGTCCTAGCCTGCTGTTCAGTAAGACCTAGTTGTTCTAGGTCTGTTGCTGTTGTTAGGCTTGCATTCAAGCCTTGTGCTGAAGCAGCAGAACCAATCTGTGCAACTCTTACCTTAGCATTTAATGTGCTTAATGTTTCTTTAGGTTTCAAGAAATAAGATACCAAGTCTGAATCAGTAATTTCTGGGAAAAACTTTTGGAACTCAGCCCTAATATCTTTTCTATTACTTACCTCATCTACCGCTAATCTAATTCTATCTTTAATTTCAGTTGGTGATTTATCTGAACCAATGTACTCAGCAAACATAGCCTGTGCAGACTCACGTGTATTGCCTAATAAAGACTTTTGACCGTAAGCCTCAAATGAAGTTTGAAAATCATTCTCTAATGCAAGGTAAGTACTCTCATCATAAAGGTTCTTGCCCGCTGCTAGGCGGGCAGTGTTGCCAGCAAAGCGCAATTGATACTGTGGCGTTGCACGTAGTTTTAATGTAGCCTCTGACTTAGGAGTACCATTAAGTATAAGAGCCTCAACTGATTCAACAAGACTACCAAGACCATACTTCTCAAACTCAGTTTTAAGAGTTTGATAAGCAGATACACGCTCAACCTTTATAGCATCTGCTTTATCTTTTGCTGCAGTATCATATGCAAGTTTAGATGCAGCAGCCTGTGCTTTTAATTCATTATCATAACGAAGTTTATCTTCAAGTCGTCTTGCTTCTGCAAGTCTACCTTGTTCAATTAAGGCATTAATTTGTGCCTGTAGTGCAGCGTTTGCTGCACTATCATCAACAACAGTAGGATTTGTAACTACTGTTTTTGTTCCAATAACTTCAGTAGACCCATCATCATAAGTAACTGTAAATGTACCATCACCATTGGCTTTTCTAGAAACTTCTTTTTTTGCAGTAGGTGTAGTAAACTTTTTCTTAATAACAGTGTCAGTTGGTCTAGTTACTTTACCAGTTGTTGTATCAAAATAATCGTTAAGGTTACCGCCATATGTATCAACAAATGATTGCGCTAATGCTTTGGCACCATCGTATGCTGCTTGTTGGTCAGGTGTTTTTGTTTTAGTTGTAGTTGTTGTAGCAGCAGTTCCAGCAGTATATCCAGCAGCCTTTGAGCCAACAAGGGGTGAGCCAATTGGCATAATAACTCGCCATTCACCATCAACGCTACCAACCCATTTAATTTGTCCACCACCATCAATTTGGTCTTTAGACATTACTGGCTTACGTTGTTGAGCCTGTGCTGTTGCTACCTGTGCACTAACGTTTCCTTGATAATTAACAGAAGAACCAATGTTGCGTCCAAGGGACGCTTCTACTGGAGAATTGTAATAGTTACCATCTTTGCCAAGATACTTCTTAGTTTCTGCCATTATCTACCACCCGTCAATCCAAAGTCTTTAAGAATGTTTAGTGCATAGTCACCATACTCTTCTTGTGCTTCAGGAGTTAAATCCCAGCCTAAAGACTTGTCTGCTCTTATCTTTGCATCAAGTTGATAGCCAGACAATAGATTACCCTTTTCATCCTTAGAGTTCTTTTGAAACCATGTATCATTCATAGTTAAATCTGAACGGTCTAGTTTAGTATTGTATCTATTAACTAATGAAGAGTAGATAGTTTTACGTGTTAGTCCTTGTTTCATAAGTCCTTGCACTTGTTCACTTTCGCCAATTGCTGCACGAGTATCAATTTCTTTTTTAATAGCCTCAAGACTTTCGCCTCTATCAAGGCGCTGTAACCAGCCACCAACATCAGATTGTCCAAAGTCTCTATTAATATCTAAACCTTGGTCCTGAGCATATGAAGTCAAGTCTGCCATGTCAGTAGCACCAGTGCCCTTGGCACCAGTACTAAAGTTAATCTTTGTATTAGCCCAGCGTGCTATATAACCTTTGTTCTTTTCATTAGCAGTATCGTATAGTTCAGAAGCCCATGTTGACAGTTGCTCTGGTGTATAGGATATACCTTTTGAAGTTAATACAGTTTCAAGTTCAGCCATTGTGGTATCAAGACCACGGAAGTAATCAGTATTACCAGCAGCAGCCTTAACTTTATTTTTATAGTCAGGGTCATTCTTATCTATACCAGCAATAAGAGAGTTGTATTGATTTTTAGAAAATACACGTGCACTAATTGATGTACCATTAGTAATAAACCAATTAGTATTAGTTAACCGTGTTTGAAACTCTGTTGCAGACCAGTTTTGTTCAACAGCATCAGTTATAAATTTAATTAATTCTGGATTGGTTTGAAACAAAACATCAATATAACCATACTTTGATTTTGCTACTCTAAGTATATCTTCAAATTTTGTATACTTGTCTGACCCTTCAAAGGCTGGCATTACTGAACTCCAATCACTGACTTAAATGCATCATAATAACCTAGAACACTGCGTGCTTTGGTTTCATCTTTTTGTGACAACTTCTCAAGAAGAAACTCTTCAGGGTCTCCACCAAGTCTATTGATACCAGAACTAAAAGTACCTTCTTCGTTTTGAGTAGATGTACTAATCTGAGGATTTTTCTTTTGAAAATCCTGAATCATTGGGATTAACTCTTTAAGTTCTTTTGCATTAGGGTCACGACCCTGTAACTTTTGATACAAACTTTTAATTAATCCAGTTGCCCGTGTATCGTCATATACTGTTGCAGTTTTACTTGTTTGTGTAAGTGATTTACCATTACGATTACCTGAACCAAGAAAGGCATCCATTGTAGGAAAGTCACCTTTGACTTTGCCATCTTTATAATCATTAACCTGTGCAAGTGAGTAATCAGCAACTGCTTCTTGTAGGCCATTTAATAAATCTCTAGTACCTGTAGTCGGACTCATCTTCTTAGATTTTATATATCCCGCTTGATACAATTTATCATAAAGGGCTTCTTTACTACCATAAATTTTCATTAACTGCTTTTGATATAGGTCACGAACATCATCGTTAGTACCCCATTGAATACCCATTTGACCAGCAGTACTACCAGGTCTTAAACCACGCATCTTTGAATTTGCTGGTTCTACATACAAGAAACCTTCACTAACGGTAGCCTGGCCTGTTTCATTGTTAGTGTTAGGAAATCTTGCTTGAAGAATTTTTACTCCACCAGCATCAGTAATACTACCTCTGTTTATTTCTGCTGCTACTTGTTCTTCTTGAGTAAGTCTTTTTCTATCTTTTGTACCATCACCAGTAAGGCGTGCTGTATCGGTCTCAGGTATATCTTTAACCTTAGCGCCTCCTGCTTTAGCAGCAGCGCGTGCTTTAACTACTTCACGATAGGCTGCATCAGCAGCAGGGCTGTCCTCACCTGCCCCTAATTTACTTTCTTCAAGTAAAAGTTTATCAAGAGCCTCTTCATATTTTTTAACAAGTTCTTTAGTCTTTGATGACTGAGTAGGTACAAATGCCATTATGGAGCCGCCTTATATGTATCTCTAGAATAGTACTTGAGGATGGAATTAAATGCTGCGCGTGCTGCTTCTTTAATTGCTGGGTCTTCTGTTCCTAAGTCAGCAATAATCTTTTCTACTCTATCTCGATAGTCACTCTTTAGTTCGGCTGCATTATGCAAACCTTTGTTTCGGATACTAATCGAAAATGTAATAAAATCACGCATTGCTTTTGTTGCTGTTTTCATTTTCATTCTTAAACCATCACTTATCGGTGCGTCAGCATCTGCAACAATTTGTTCTATACTACCAAGTATATTTTCTTCGGTAGCAATTTCATTACCACCACCAGTAAGAGCAGCGTTTAATAATGGATTAGATGTCTTTAAACCTTGACGAGCATCGGTAGCCATTTGAATAATTTTCTTACGTTCAGAAATAGATGTTTCTGTGCTAAGAGTTCTAGTTTCCCAACTAGCAATATCATAATACTTCTGCTTATCTTCTGCTACTAATATATCGTCATAGTATGTTTCTAATGACTTATCTTTTAATAGGTCAGCAGCCTGCAACCAGTTATAAACACCAGCATTAAAGTCACCAGTATGGGGACCAAAGATATACCCAGCCTGACCATACTTACCTATAAAACTCTTATTATTTAAAGCCCAGTTACGCATCTGAAGTGTCTTATCAACAATAACATTGGTAGTTTTTTCATCACGTGAAACTGTGTATACAATCTTACCTGGATTCTTACCAATAAATATACTTAATGCCATTTCATATGGGTCTTGTATGTCATCACCAAACTTTGTAGTGATTGCCTGCTGAATATCAAAGAACTCATTACGCAAACTTGTAATACCAGTATCCAGTAAATAGTCTGGAACACCTTGACTCTCTTGGATAGTAGGTGTGAATGGAGATATAAGACCCAATATAGAACGCAAAGCAATTACATTATGTGCTGAGATACGTATATTCTTTAAGTAAGCATATTTTTCTGCATCAGTTGCAGATGGGTCTAGCATGATTCCATTCGCTGCATTGTAAGCAACCGCTTGCTGTGCAGCGGTTACTTCTTGTCTTGTCTTTTCATTAGGTCCAAGTATTGACCATAGTTTTGATAAACTGCCAGGCATAAGAGCGCGAGTTAAATCCATGTTATCGCCCATGGTACCTAATGCAAAGTTATCTATGTCCTGCGCCGTACGTTCGGCTCCAGGAATAGGAACTGTGCTAATAAAGTTCTTTATACCAATAACACCTAATGCACCTATTGGACCACTGAGTAGCGGTAGACCAGAATCAGGTGAAAAAGAAGGATTCATATTCTGTAACTTAAAAGTAAAGTTATTAAATAATGGTTGACTGTATTGACTTTTACCAGTTAAAGCCCTGAGACTAGCATCTGTCATTTTAAAAATAATGTTATCCATTGGCATCATAATGTATGGTTCACCGTTGGCATCTTCATGCCACATACCACTTGATGTAAGCCCAAGATGCATTAGTCGTAAGCGATATAAAGTAGTAGGTGCTACGTCCTTCATACGATAGATACGTCTCCAGAAGTCTTCAGTAGCACGATAGAATCGTCCAACTGTACGTACAGATACCGCAAAATTAGAACGAATTGAAGGATTATCTACAAATTTTAATACAGTATCAACAGCCTGTTCAAGCAATAGTTCTGTATGTTCCTTGACAACTTGGCCTGTTATTCTTTCTTCCATTTTTGCATATGCTTCTGGGCTTTTATATCTACTAGGAAGATTTGCATTTATTTCTCTAGTAATCGCTTGTTGAATTTTAGCCTGTTCAATGCCAGTATGACTCTTACGTAGATTTAAATATGCAACCATAACTGCAGGCTGACGTAGGATAGCATTTACCTGCTTATCCATTTCTTCCATCAGTGTATCGCCAAGACGTGCCCAAGTGCTTTCTAAATCAGTAAAGTCTGGAAACTCAATAGATGTATTGATTAGACCTGTAGGCTGAAAGCCTTTTGTCATGCCTTCAAATTGGTCGTAATCAATCATTTGGCTTGCTTTTAGCCATCCATCTTGCAATTCTGTTCCATCTTCTTTTGCTTTTTTCTTTAAGGCAACAAAGTTAGCACGAACACCATCAAATAATGCTTCGTTAAATAATTTAGGGCCACCATGAAAGTTATCTCTCATATCAATTAACATACGCTGAATATAAATGTTTGCTATCTCAGCATCAGTTTTACCACGTTCACGCTGAAGAACTGTATCAGCAAACATATTAACAAACTCTGCCAACTTAGGCTCTCCACCAGTTTTAACAACTAAACCAGTGTCTACACGGTAGATGTTAAAGTCAGCAAGCATATCTTTAATTGCAGCAGTTAAATCTTCTGGGGTTCTTAACCCATTGTTATTAAAGAATGCGGGTGCTGAGTATACACCATAGTTTTTACCATGATTTGTTGGTGCTGCAAAACGAATATACCAGTTGTCATAATGTGCAAGAGTTAGATACTTAGGATTTGCTGCTATAAGTTTAGCAACATCAAGTTCATTCCACTGACTACCTTTTTTAAAACGCTTACCTTCTTTGTTGCCTTTTTTGGTTGCTTCTTTACCTATTTTATTAAGCGCAAAAGTAAGGTTACTTACATTGATTTGTTCGTTTGTAAATACTTCATCAATTTGACCACTACCGCTTGTACGAGCAGCAGTAGAATCAGCCATTGAACGTAAACCATCTGGATTAGAAAGCATTAAATCTTCCCAATGCTTAAGGTCATCTGGTTTCATGTCTTTAGTAAAGATACTAAGTCTACTAAGAATTTCATTATTAATACGTAGATGGTCTAATTCTGCTGGGCTAACACCGTCTTCTTTAGCAAGTTTAAGAATTAATTCATTACGTTTTTCTAAACTAAGAAACTCAGATAATTTTTCTTTACCAAATAATTTTCTTAATTTATTAGTAATGTAAGTTTCAGAACCTTTTTGTCCTGTATATCTAGTAGCAGAACGACCCGCTCTCTTACCACGAATAAATCCAAATATGTCTTTACTAGGTGCTGTAAGTAAATGCATTATACTTTCATCAACTGCTGACCTAATACCTAAACGTGGGAAAAGAGTTGCTACAGACCAGAAATCTACATAGTTTTTAACAAACTTACTTTCAAGTGCACCGCCAGCAGCCGTAATAAGACTACCTTTTGTTTTTATTTCATGTGCTTTTATTGCTATCTCAGCAAGAGGCAGTGGGCCTACAGCCCCAGCCAACTGTGATGCATGGATACCAGATGCACCAGTTGCAATAGGCACATCATTGACCACATCATATACATCATCAGCAAGTACTGATGCAAAAGCAGGGTCAATTTCTTGTTTAGCAGTAGTTGTAAAACCAGCACGACCATTATGTGTTTTCTTTAAATATTCTTCAATAATTCTTTTATCTGTAATACCAGCACGTTGCATAATTGTACCGTAAACATTGCGGATAATTACAATTTGCTCAGCCTCTGTAGATTGCAGGAATTTCTGTGCAACAAAGTCTGCCATATCACGGTTCATTGTTAAACGAGCATAGTTACGAAATGTTTCAATTGTTTTAATTGCATCTTTACCAGTAAGAATCCTCTGTCCACCTGGAGTACGTGCCATCATACGGCCTATTTTAAATCTTAATTTATTTATATCATTTTCGGCTGCAAATGCTTCTTCAAGATTAGGATTAACTGCTAAATCTGATTCTTTACCAGTCTTAGTAAGTTCTTTCATAATATCTTCGCCTGGTTTATCAATTTCTTTAGCAGAACGTTTGCTATTAGCAAATGCATCTAAACGACTTATGTAACCTTGTCTAAATCTGCGAGCATTACGAGCAGTAACTACACCATTACGGCGATAGACAATACCATCTAAACGACCAGACAATAAGTAATGCACATTATCTGCCTGAGCAAACACTTCTTCTGCAGCAGGTGCAGTAAACATTTTATTTTTAACAAAAAAATCAAGTGCTTCATCATTATTATATCCAGGAAAGTTTTGACCTATCTCACGGCGTATAATTGACTTTTCTGCTGTACCTTTAGCGTCAGCAAGACGCTTAACTTCTGGACCAAACTGTTCATCCCATAGTTTAATAACACTTTTGTTCTTAAATACTTCTCTAACTCCACCAGCAACGTCAGGTCCAGCGTTTAAAACTTTAGTTGATAGTCGTGTACCAAGTAGAGCAGCCTTAGATGTACCACCAGTCATCCAAGTAAGTGGGTCAACTGCAAGTTGATAGATAAAATCAATTGCACCTGAAACACCTTTGGTTGTTCCATCTATGTAATCAGCAGAAAGACTACCATTTTTAGGTGGTTTAGTGTCAAAGAATCTAGCGATGTCTCGCCCTGGGCTAATTTGTGCATACTTAGCAGCATCTAGTACCTGTTTAAAAGAATCAGGGTCGTTAAACGCTTCTTCCATTGCTTTAGCAATTTCTGGAGTAATTTTTCCGTACTCTTCTAAAATCTCACCAGGTTTGCGACCTTCTAATAATCCCTTTGCAATGTATATTTTTTCTTTGCCAAATCTATCTACTGCTTCTTTAAGTGCACCATTGTCATATAAATCATGACCATCCCAGCCATCTTTCCATACTTGATAATCAAATATGCCTTCGCCTTGTGCAACCTGTCGGCCAACCACATATGGCATATTAATAACACGGTTATATGCACCAGCAACTTTAAGTAATCCTAGTAATGGACTTGCAAGCCCTTTAGCGGTAGTTTTTAATACACCTAAAAATTTGTCACTAAAATCTGGTGGCTCTTTCATATAATCAGTTTCGCCAAAGAAATGTTTTAATCCCTCTTGAACATTAGGGTCTAGGCGTTCATACTCAGCACGAGCACCTTCTTTACTCATTTGAGATAACTGTTTATTCTTTTTTACAGTCCAACTCATTTGTTCAATTTGATTTTGTTCTTCTGGCATAAGATTTGCACGATTTGCAGCACTGTAAATGTTGGGTAACATTTCGGCAACTATCGGTTTCATAACTCTCATAGTTGCCTCCTATCTATTAAATGATTGATAAATAAGTTCTGCTTCGCCTGTATCGTCAAACATTGCTAATTTTTGTAAAGTATTTGCTAAACCTGGTTTAGAAGTTGGTCGGTCCATCATTAACTCTGAACCACCACCAGGACCAATATCAATACCAGCAGTACCAGGTTCATCTGGTCTTTCTGTTGGAGCATCAAGACCAATAGAGTTCATTGCAGGAAATGATGGAAAGGGATTTCCAGCCATAGGAGCAGCACCTTGTCGAGTACGCATGTCTTTATTATTACCATATTCACCACCAGTATATGCTTGCACTGGCTGTGTGCTTTGCTTAAGCACGCCCAAGTCTGTGCGCTTAGAAAGTTCTGCTGGTCCTGATACTTCTGCGGCTACCATTAATCTTCCTCATCTTCAATGTGTTTTCTAATATCTTCAATTGATACATTTTGCATCCATTCAGGATACGCTTGTTTTGCAGAAAGAATATATAAAGCATTATCAACTGTAAATCCTGCTCTACGTAATGATTTATAAAACTCATGCAATTCAATTGCATACTGGTCTAACTTTGAGTAACCTTCATCAGCAACTGTTTTAACTGCTCTCTTGCGAGATGTTGCCATGATTGCTCCTTAAATTGCTCTTTGTCTTTGTGTACTTACTGCTGACCTTGCTTGTCCACCGCTAGTTAAACTACTTAACATTGTTTGCAAATCTGGTCTACCCTGTGGCTCTTCTGACATTGGAGAACCTCCTGCTGGCATACCAGCGGGAGCAGGGGACATTTGCTCAACCGCATTAGTTGGTGCACCAGCAGGAGGAACCTGTTGCTGCGGAGCAAAGGTTGCTTCTATTGCGTCCTCTAATGCTTGTCCCTTTTGACGAGCCTTTATTACCGCAGCAATCTTACGAACTACATCTGAAGCATCCTGACCTTGAGTAGCCATTTGTGGAATTGCTTGTGTATATGCCGTAAGTGAACCAAGAAGTGCAGTACGCATCTCTTCAATTTCAATCTTTTCTAATTCTTGTGTTACGTTAACCGTAAATGGTAGTTCTCTCATAGCCATATCTCGGCTGATGAGTTTTCCTCCAAGTGCTTGAAGCATAAAGATAAGACCTTGCGCTGGATTAAGACCAGCAAGCATACCGTAACGAACATCAGCAGAGTAGTCACTCTTAATGTCTTTAGTTGGCTTATATGTAATTTCATAGGGTGAACCCGAATCTACTCCACGAATTGTTTTTTCTTCTGGGTAAATTACTTCATCTACATTAAAGCAAAGACTAATAATGTCCCTAAGTGTTGCAGCAAAGATTGCTTGTGCAGATTTAACCTGTGTATCAAATGCTCCCATAAGAGCCTGAACACCTTGACCAGTAACAATAGAAGCATCTATGTTTCCAGTACGAGATTCAGGGTATCGTGTACCAACACGTAATTCTTGATTAAGAATTGTTTGTTCAGTAAATGCGCCTTGCGGTAGAGTAAGTTCTACACGGCGTACGCCTGCTGGATTGGCTGTGCGGATAACCGCATCACCACCAAGTTGTAGTTCCTGCACATCTTGTGGAAGTACAATAGGTGCTTGTACAGATTTTTCTGCTGCTTCCATTGCAAGTAATGCAAATCGGTTACGCAATAACTGAATACCAAGTACGTCATCAAACTGTCCACGCATTTCACCATCAATAGAAGGTTTACGTGCAACTACAACCATCATTTTACCAAGTGGATTGTCAGCCTGAGAAAGAACTAGGTTGTTTCTACGTGGTACATAGATTATAGATTGGTCTTTGTCGTAGTAACGAACCATTTCAATTACTGCGTTAAGGTCTTGCTTGTATCCATCTGGTCCAAGAAGTTCTCTATCATACTCAGGGAATTGAGATACCAGTTCACCAAGTGTCATAGAGTAACGCTTAGCAAATGCCACACAACGTCCATAGCGGTCAAACTCTGGGTAAGCCCCAATAGGATTTTCTATGCGGATACGTGGCAGTTTTGCTTCATCGTCTAGTTCAATAATGAACGGGACGAATCCATATGTTAGATACCAGTCAGCACCTGAGTACATCTGTACTGCTAGGTCTGAGTGTTGGAAATAGTTAGAGGCAATACGGGTACGCTTATCAGCAAAGGTACGTGCTCTATCAGATACTTGATTGGCTGCAGAACAATTAACTGCTGGAAGCGGAGCCATAACTTCAGATAGGTCACGAGCAACAATGTCAATAAAGTTTGCTACTACGTTTGCATCAACACCTTCTGGAAAGAAATTAGGATATACCTGAGCAATCTTTCCTTTACGGACTGCAAGTACGTCAAGGTTACGCGCATCACGTTCGTGATTGCGGTAACGTAGGGATTCGACCCGTGCCGTTACCTGCTCTATTGATAATACCATTATTGTCCTAACGATTGATTAAAAAAATTATTTCTTTTTTCTTGATGCTTCGTAATCTGCTGCAGCCTTTGAGCCAGGGCGATAAGGAACTGGTCCAGTATAACCTCCAGCAGCAGTCTTACCTTTAGGAATAGTAACTCCTGTATTACGGAATATCTTACGTGGGTCTTTAATCTGTGGGTTTGCTGAACGAAGTTCTGCCAATGTAACGCCAGCCTTCTTTGCAATACCTGAAAGAGTATCACCAGTTTCTACGCGGTACTTACCACTAGGGATTCTATCTTTAGGTTTTGTTTTACTAATTGGAGGCTTACTAGCCGTAGAAAAACTTTGAGCCTTTGGCTTATCTTTAATAAATCCTTGTGGACGACCACCACGACCTGTAGTTACATTTTGATTTCCAGTTGCAGGCTTACCTTTAGATGCATCTTTATTAAGTTTGTTGGCCAAGGCACCACCAGCAGCCAAGGCTACTGTTCCAATAACGCTTTTCTTTGCTGCAAACTTTGCTGCTCCAGTAACCACTCTGGCTACCTTAGCCTTAGTACCAGTCTTAGCAGCAGTCTTGGCTGCAGTTGTAGCAGACTTTGGAACAGGTGCATTAGCCTTAGCCTTAGCAAGGTCTGCTTGCATACGACCAGCAGGAGTTGAAGCCTTAGGTACTGGTGCTTTTGCTTTTGCTTTTGCTAAATCTGCTTGACGTTCAGCAAGTGCTAATTTTTTTCTACGTGCTGCTGCTTGTGATACTGTAAGTTTTTCTTTAGGTCCGATGAACTCAGCCATTTTTTATCCTATCCATATATGTCTTGCCATTGCTCTGAGAAAGCCTCATCGAGGTTAATGGCGTATCGTTTATTTGTTTGTGCCTTTGTAGCCCACCTGTTGTAAGCATAGGTAGCACTATTGCTTGCTTGTTGCATTAGTTCGCGGATACGAATAACGGCAAACCACATAGCCATAACAGTATCTGTCTTACCTTTAGTTTCAGGTTTCCACGTAAGCAGTTGCTGAGTTAAAGCCTTTAATCCTTCAGAACCTTCTGAGGACGGTAGTTCAATGATGTTATTGTTTTGAAACTTGCCTTCGCGTTCTGTTCCAAAGAGGTTGGACATTGAGGCGACACCGAAAGATGTGTCCCATTTGTTCTTGCCTGTAAAGTGAGCATCAAGTCGTACGCCGTAAGAAGCAAGCCATTGTCTGAGTTCTTCATCTAGTGAGTATGCTTTCTGGTGAGCGTTGATTTCTACACGAAACTCTTGTGGCTTATACTTAATAGTCAACTCTTCAATTGCTGCACGAATCTTTTGAGGCGTAGGTTCTTCCATATTGATGCAGTCAAGAATATAAATCTTGCCGTCTTCTCTGTTGTATGTTGCAACAACAAAGGCAGCGTTACCCGCCATAGCGGGGTCAAAGCCAATTACAGTATGAGCCTGTACCTTAGGAGGATGTCCTGCAGCACCTGCACTTAGCAGTCCTCTTTTTCGCATCCCATTCGTGGCTCCCCGCACCAACACGGGCGGGAAGATAGAGTCTTCTTGGATGTCTTCTTGTTGATAGACGAGTGCCCAGGTTGATGGGGTAACTTCGCTGCGTCTCTTAAATAAGGTTTCGCCGTCCCACTTAGGGTAGAGGCCGTCTTCTGTAGGTGTGTCATCGTCACCGTCCCAGGGGGTGTCCGAATACGGCCAGAGCGTAACCCAGTCTTCTGGGTCTTCAGCATATTCAAGGACAGCAGGCATCCCCATGTAAGTAAAGGGAGTCCTACCCCCAGACCAATGCTTAGCATTACGAAGTTCTTTATAAAGGTCGTTAGCAGCAATTCGTGTCCCAACCACTAGCAGTTTACCGTTCTTGCCCAGACGGGTAATAACTTCCTTCTGCAGCCAGTCCATCTGCTTTTCCCACTCATGGGCATTGGCAGTAGTGATGCAGTCGTCAAGGATAATCAGGTCAGCACGGGCACCGTAAATCTGACCGCCCATACCTAGGGCTTGGAGGGTAGGGTCCTTCTCGCTGGAGTTACGCGCATCGCTCCCAAGATAGACTGTATCGGCTTTCCAAGTATCAGCGTCTTCTTTCCACCCGCCATCTGGACCATATGCGGTCTGCAGTTTTAGCCAGCGTGGATGAGACAATCGTTGCTTGATAGCGTAAACGAACTCTCTAGCCTTATTCAAAGTCTTTGAGACCACAATGATGCGGACGTTAGGATTGAGAGCGATGCGGTAAGTCGAGTAGTTCACCGTGATAACGGTGGACTTAGCATGTTCTGGCGGTACGTTTACCAGAAGTCTGTTGTTCTCCCCAGGCTCATAAATCATAGAAGGGTGTAGCCAGGTGGGTTCGTATCCCTCTAAAAGGTCTACCCAGTCCTGGTGGTGTGGAAATACAGTCTGTCCCAAAAACATCTGTGAGAAGTCTGAGAACTCAATTGACTCCTTGGTTAGCCCTAGGGCATCAAAGGATTGCTTGGTTCCCTCTTCCTTGGCCTCTTCAAGGGCCCTGGCAAAGTCAGGGTCTCGGCGCATCCACTGACGGATGGTATCTGCTTTCTTGTTTTCAGATGCCATAGCCGCTTGGATAGTGTAGCCAGACTTGATACGTTCTAGGACTGCGTCCTGTACAGCCTTGAGGTTCTTGACCAGATGGTGGTCTTTACCCTTTTGAAATCCTGATGCCATAGGTCCCCTTATGGCAGTACTATCCCGCCTATTAAGTACATATTGTACAGTTAGTCTGTACAGTCTAGCAAGGCTCCAAAAAGCCTTGCAGTACATAGTAAAATAAAAACAATCTCTATATATACTTAATCCGTTCAAACAGGTAAAACGAACACTTTTTATCCTGTGAGTTTTATCAGATATGTAAAAGCCCTGCTCAGAGCAGTATTGTCACTATACCCTCAGAAATATATTAGCAGAGATACTACTATGTAGTGGCTGACAGATTAATAAACCTAGGGTCTGATAGAACTAGACCCTGTAGTTTATTAATTGCTCCCGCATATCTGTTAGGTTAGAGACTACTGGCTGGCGTGTATGACTGTAGACTGTCTGCCTACCTATCCTAGGGGGTATGTATCTATCCTATATAAATAAATATACTCTAGCATCTGGCTGTATGCAATTGCTCCAATGGCTGGCCTTACCAGCCCGCCACATACTCGCGTGCGACTGCGAGCAGTTCGTCCACCTGTCTCAGTTCGCATGCTGTTCATGAATCTAGGTCTGCCTGCTATCTCCTCGGGGAGATGCTGGCGAATGGAGCACCAGAAGGCCAACACATCATGCTGTTGTACGAGCGGGTGTTGAGTCCTCGACTTGCCATCGCGTAGAGGTATGCTCACCCTCCGCGTTAAATCGTTCCTGCCTTTGTCGGCAGATGTCGCTACTCTGTTTCAGCCCGTAATAGGGCCATGTCGCAACACGACAACCTGAACGCTCTCTCTATGTGTTGTATGCACGGAAGATGCGCCACGCAATCTGGCAGAGAACCTGCTAGGGAGTCAACCCCACCACGCCCAAAAGCGGGGCGCGTTGGGGTCGGCGCATGCGCCGCCCAAGGGTGACTCTCCTGCAGAACCTCTGCCTGATGCTGTTCTGCTCATCCGAGCAATACAACTACAAAGAGAAAGCAGGTTATCATGTCACAACATGTCATATCCTATTACGGCGCTGAAATAGCGAGCATCGAAATCTGCACCGCCAAGAGCGGGAACAATTACGCGAAGGGTACCTTAATCCTACGCGATGAGAGTGGCAAGTTCGAAGCCTCACACCGTTTCCGCTCATACAACGCAGTAGATGTGTTGACTGTTCTGGAACTCCAGTACTTCGCCAAGCAATCTCCCACCGCGGAGACATCAGGTAGCGACCTGCAATTTGATGAAGCAGCAAGCGAAAACACTGAGACACGCGAACGAACAGTTGCCAAGGCAACTGCCCGCCCACGAGTTAATGTGTCTGGCTGGTTTAAGACCAGCAAGTTTGGAGATAATTGGAATACAGCGTTAATGCTAGAGTCCGTATCTATTTAAAGATAGATTAAAACCCCCTAGAAATAGGGGGTTTTTTTCTGTCTACCGTAAGTGTTTAATTGAAGTTAGAAAGGAAGGAAGTTTCCCGTAATCTCTACGGGATTCTACAAGAGGAGATATAAAATGAATGATTGTATTGTTTGTTTATATGCTGTTGATATGTTAACTGCATATGAGCGTGGTTTAACTGATAAAGAATGTGTAGAACATAAGTGGCATGAACATACTATAAAAGATGGACATGTAATTCTTGCATGTTCTGAGTGTGGAGTGGATGAAGAAAGGATGTGGAAATGAAAACAGAACAATCACCACGCCTTGCTATCTATGAGATAGTCAAGGCTGTAGAACTAGGAGATATAACAAGATACCAAGCCAATGAGTACATAATAGATGTACTCATGAACATACCACCAATACAAGAAATGGAAAACAACTCATGACCGAAGAACTATATAAAGAAATGTTATATCGTGCCATGTCCGATGACGGACTGATGGCACGGATAATGTCAGAAGCACCAGACAACAGCAAAGGAGATGATTACGATGAGTGAATACGCACAATCTCAGGGCATATCAGTAACCAATACATGTTATGACTGCGCCCTAGTCAGTGAGTATAGTCCAGAACTACGATGTCTTACATGTGATGAGGATAAAGAAAGTAGAGATGATGCTATAGCCTACGAGTTAGTAGATGAGGGTAGCATGCAATACAAACACCAATGGTCACGCACTGATGACCAACCTAGTGGACATGATTGGGTAGCAAGTGTGACAGTGCAGCGTGTGATACTAGATGACGACAACAAAGAGATAGATTATGTGATGAGATTAGAATATACAGCACCCATAGTGCAACTCGTTGACGGAGGAGTGCTTGATAACCTATGGGAATTAGAAGATTATACACAGTACCAGCGTGAGACACAGTGCCAATGGTGCAACTTACTCACACCAAAGATGTTCCCTGACTGCCAGTCATGTGACAAACCGCTAGAAAGTAATGTAAAATAATAACTCAGGGTTCCCCTGTCGTCTGCGACAGGGGCAACCCTGACCACCTAACTACAAACAAGGAGAAAAACATGCTACAAAATACACTAACAGTTAGTGGCTCAATCAAGGCGTTCACAGACAAGAGCCTCAAGACTAACGAATATGGCACACAACTACTAGGCTGGATTAGCCAGCGAGATGTTGCACGGATGAGCAACGGAGATGCAAGTGGTAACCCACGATACATCGTAGGTGTAGGCTTCAAAGCAACTGACCCAGCAATCATTGCTGAGTTAGTAGCACTAGACAATGCCCGTCAGGGTACAACAGAATCAATGCCAGTTACATTAACAGGACGCTTAACCCAATGGGTTGCTAAGTCCAAGACAGGCGGAGCAGATGAGTTCCGTTACCAACTAGAAGTACTGGATGTAGAACAAATCTGATTAGATAGAGGCAGGGATTCATAGTCCCTGCCTCACTTTCAATACCCCACTATCGTAATCCATACAGGATACTACGAGTCCACATACATACAAGAGAGAGAGAAAATTATGTATCTATCACAAGGTGATATAATTGCTATAACTATAGCGTTAGGTACTAGCCTAACACTAATAATTATTATGTTGTATGCTAACATACAACTGCTGAATGAGAATAGATTCCTCAAGACTAGACTACGGGCATGGCGCAAGTCATTCCAAACTAACAATGAGCAAGCATAAACATCATTGGTTATGCAGCGATACACCAGGACAATACTATTGTAATGACTGCACTGCACTAGGATGGTGGAGTCAGATGTTTAAAAAGGTAGTAACAAATGAGTTATGAACCACCATTAGAAGATGACACTGCACTAGATAAAGATGGAGACTGCGAGTACTGCGGTAACTACGTGATAGAATGTACCTGTAACAGTGAACCTGACCGCATGTATGGGAGCGAAGACTAAGGAGATAGCAATGAGTAAGATAAGAAAATGGATTGCTGTTGGTAGCAGTATACTGCTGACAATAACAAGTCTTGTAGGTTTACCATTAAAGTATTACTCGCAGCATGTCAATGACCTATGCTATAACGAACAACGATTACCTAAAGTATGGACACCATATGCAGCCAAGATGTATGCTCTATCATACATGAAGATGTGGTACCCCGATTGGGGTAGAGGTGAACATAAAGCACTGATGAAACTATGGGGTAAAGAGTCAGCATGGAAACATGATGCGGATAACCCTCACTCAACAGCCTATGGCATAGCACAAGTACTAGGTACTAAGCCTGGAACCCCAGCCCCGCAACAAGTTGCGCGGGGGCTGGAGTATGTAGTACATAGGTATGATAAGCCATCAATTGCATGGTCACATTGGAGGAAACATGGCTGGTATTAGTTACATAGTACAGGTAGAAATAGAAGTAGAAGCAGATAACGATGATGCTGCACTCTTCTGGGTGCAGGATGCAGTAACTATGTATGGGGCAACTATGTCCATACATAGATGGATAGACACACGACTAAACAAGGGAGAAGCAAGTGAATAAAACAATAATCAAATCAAGAATAGAACAAATCAAAAAACTGTCTAGTCAAGATGAGCATGGACAGTTTGAAATGGGTACACCTGAACAGCAAAGCGCTGCTAGGTTAGTAGAAGATTTCTATACTAACTTTGACTTGAGTAAAGAAACAAGTGAAGATGAACTATCTATCACAACAGCCGCTGTTATACTAGCACTCAAAGATATTCAAGTGCGTGACTATGCACTAGGAATGTATGACCCAGCAGAAGAGAAGGCTAGACTATGCTTTGAGTTCTTAACAAAGCATGCACCTAGCAAGTACATTGCTGCACCTACTACATTGCTTGCTCTTACATACTATGAGAAGCATCAAGATGGTAAGGCAGATGAAGCATTGAAACCAGCACTAGCACAAGGCTATTCATTGGCAACACTATTAAGCCGAGTGTTTCAAACTAACTGGCCTGTTGGTGCATTCAATAGTATGCGTATGGAACTACATCCACGCGTAAAAGCAGGCATATTCGGAGGGACAGATGACAATAGCAACTAAACACAAGTCAGCATGGGTAAGAGGTGGCACTGCAGTTGAGGCTACCTCTGCCCGTGATGCAGCAACACAAGCAGGACTTAACTGGACTGTACGCACAGGTGAACTAAAAGGAATCCTAACACCACTAAGTATTGATGAGCATGGTGTAACACCAGCCACCTATGTAGATATACATAAGAAGCAGGCTATTATCCGTGAGGATAACAACACAGTCATTGGTATTGTTGGTACTAAATACAAGATGGTACAGAACATGGAAGTATTCAATGCATTAGATACACTAGTAGACTCAGGTGATGCACGCTATACAGCAGCAGGTGAGTTCAATGAAGGCTCTAACATCTGGATGCTACTTGAATTACCACAAGGTGTAGAAGTAGCCAATGACCCACATGCTGCGTTCCTATTGGTTAAGACATCACATGATGGCTCATCATCAGTAGTAATCAAGCCAGTCATTGAGCGTTTGTTCTGCGCTAATCAAATCAACGGTTTGATTAGTAACAGTGGTAAAAAGTACAATGAGTACACATACCGCATGACACACACAACTAATCAAGAATTGTCTATCAAAGACATCCGTAACATTACTAACCTAACATACACTGCTATAGCAGATTATCAATTGGTTGCTAACAATCTGTTACGCAAACCAATGACACGACAAGAAGCAGTTAACTTCTTCAAAAGAGTATGGCCTTTACCTACTATAGTAGAAGACAAGCCATACGATATGCTGACTAGAGGTGAGCGTAAGCAACAGACTATAGCAAAGGATGCCCGTGCTAGTGCATGGGCTATCTACTCAGAGTCAGAGACACAAGAGAACATCAGAGGCACAGCCTTCGGTGCGTGGCATGCAGTAGTAGAACATGCTGACCACTACGCTACGGGTGGCGCGTCTCGCCTTGCCGCGGCCACCCTGAGTGGACGCAATGATAAGATAAAGACAAGGGCTTTATCTTTATTAGTATAGGTTTACCTTGAGGGGTAAAAGCGCAGACCTTATATCTTTAATCTCTTTTCTATATAAGGAACACCTCACTGGGTTGCTCCGCCAGTGGCGAACACGGAGCATCAAACAACGAGAGGAACACATGAACACAATCCAAATCACAACAGCAGATGGTATGGTAAACTATACCGAAGCAGAAATAGTACGCTTCATTGACAAAGCAAAGGGTATAGATGACCTCAACGAACTGCTCAACAAACAATCCAATACTATCCGTAGTATTAAAGAAAATGTCCGTGACTTCTTCAGTGAAGTTGAATGGGAAAACGGTGAGCAAACAGTCACTAAGTCTGACGTCAATGAGTTACTCGAACGCATTGGCTCACACAAACTTACAGCAACATATGGTGGTTCATTCACCATTACTGGTACTTTCCAAGTAGAAGCAGAAGATGAAGATGATGCACAAAGTAAGTTTGAAGAAGGTGTTGATACTAATTTCTATGATGGCGATATGACTGTTGACCAAGTAGAAGTCAATGATGTAAGCGAGGATTACTAATGAGTAAAGAACTAGAGGATAAACTAAAGCAGGCTTCTGAAGAAGCACAAGTGGTACTAGATAAACTGCTAGAAGATATAGAAGAAGACAACTAAACTCGGCGCAACACGCCAGCATCATCATGCATAGTCCGTCACACTATGCTATGATGAGAGCAGGTTAGAGGTGGCAGGGTTTTGGTTCTCTCCTTGTTCCTGCTCCTCTAATCTACTTAACAAGGGAGAACTATGACAGTAGAAATAACAAGAGATAGATACGGTAGACCTATGGTAGTGCCACCTAAGGGTGGCAAAGCAGTACCATACACACGCACTACTACAGTTGCAGGTTCATTAGATGATGGCACTGCACTAGTAGCATGGAAGTTACGCATGGCTGCAGCAGGATTAACACTGCGTCCTGACCTACTGTTGGCTGCAAGTGCAGCGAGAGACAACAAGTTAGAGATGGATAAGTTAGTTGAAGATGCAATGGAAGCAGCAGGTGCAACAGCACAGGCTACTATAGGTACAGCCATACACACACTGACAGAAAAGCACGACAAAGGTGAAGACCTTGGCGTGATACCAGAAGATTATGTTGCAGACATACAGGCGTATGCTGATGCAACTAAACACTTTAACAATGTATTCATTGAACAGTTTTGTGTGTTAGATAAGTATAAGATTGCTGGCACACCTGACCGCATAGTTGAATACAAAGGTGAGTTGTTTATCTCTGACCTAAAGACAGGCAGTATCTCGTATCCAAACAAGATTGCTATGCAGTTAGCCGTGTATGCGCACGGCCTGCCGTATGACCCTGCCACGGCAGTCCGTGGTAGTTGGGGTGGTGTCAACCAAGATAAGGGAATCATTGTCCATCTACCAGCAGGTAGTGGTAAATGTGAACTGCATTTCGTTGACATCAAACAAGGTTGGAAAGGTATAGAGTTAGCAATGAAAGTCCGTACCTTCAGAGATGGAAAAAAATCCCTAGTAACATCTATTCAAGGAGAATAAATGGCAAGTACCGAAGCACCTATCAGTATCACAGTTAAGACAGCAGCAGGTTCTCTTGTTACTGTTCGAGCCGAAAGCGGTGCAGAACTAGACCAAGTAGTAGCGTTATCACTAGCATCGCTATCATCAGCAGTACATGAATTAGAAGCAGCAGTCAAGCCTAACAACACAGCGGTACCACCTAACCCACAAATGGCAGCAATTGCTACATCATTCGGTGCAACAGATGTTGTTACACACACAGCACCGTTTGTTCCAGCAGCATACGCTAATGTAACTGATGGTCAGCGTGTATGTCCTCACGGTACAATGACACGCATCCATGGATTAACAGGTAAGTTTGGCCCATACAAGGGCCACTTCTGTCCTGCTAAGCAGGGTGACATGACTAAGTGCACCACTCAATACATCAAAGCGAATCAACCAGAATGGAATAGTTTCCAAGCCGACCAAACAAAGGCATAAATGAAAACATTACGCCGTAGTATAGGCAAGCCTGAAGTGGGGGGCGAACCACTCGCCCCTCCCTTCCAAGGGTTTCAAAGAGAAGGTATGATACTTAGACGCGCAGAGGTAACTGTAATTGCAGGTACACCTGGAGCAGGCAAGTCATCTATTGCATTACATATCGCAGCAAGACTAAAACAACCTACATTATATTTCTCTGCTGATACTAATGCACATACAATGGCTATGCGTTTGCTTGCTATGAAAGCAAAGATAACACAAGCACATGCTGAGTACATGCTCAAGACAGAACCAGCCAAAGCACAAGAGTTCTTGCGAGAGTTCTCTAATCTCTATTGGTCTTTCGAACCTAGCCCTACACTCAAAGATTTAGATGATGAAGTATCAGCATTTGAAACTATGTGGGGTAGAAGTCCAACGCTTATCGTAGTAGATAACCTTATGGACATAGCGATAGATGGACACGAAGAGTTTGCTGGCATGCGACAAGTAATGAAAGAGTTGAAGTATCTTGCAAGAGATACTAACGCATGCGTATTAGTATTACATCATACTAAAGAAGGTGCACTAGGTTATCCATGTCAACCACGCTCAGCATTACAGGGCATGGTCTCTCAGATACCAGCAATGGTACTGACAGTAGGACAGATGATGCAGGGACAGGATGTATACCTATGTGTAGCACCTGTTAAGAATCGTTACGGCAAAGCAGACCATAGCGGTAGCACATACATATCACTATCATTCGACCCAGCCTCTATGTATCTTGAAGATATAGTAAGAGACTACAGACAAGTGGAGATGACAACATAATGCCTAAATATAGAGTGACATACTCACAGTATAAAGTAAAAGTTATCCGTGCTTCTTCGTTAGCAATAGCAGAAGAACGCGCAAAGAAAGCAGAGACAGGACGCTGGGAACTAACAGAAGTTAGAGACGAACCTAACGAATGAGTAGCGCAGCCAAAGCGAAAGGCTCAGGGGCAGAGAGAGATGTAGTTAAGTATCTCAAGCAATGGTTCCCTTATGTAGACAGACGCTTGGCTGGTGCTACGCTAGATAAAGGTGACATCAGTGGTATACCTGGAGTTACAATAGAGATTAAAAACCACGCCAAGATGGACTTGGCGGGGTGGACAGAAGAGTTAATAGTCGAGATGACTAATGACAAAGCATGGACAGGTGTAGTGTGGCACAAGCGTAAGGGTAGGGGAAGCCCTGAAGATTGGTACTGCACTATGCCTGGCTATGTGTATGTAGATTTATTAAGGAGAGCACTTGGACAAACCAAAGATTGAAGAGTATCTCCACTACATAGGCGCCACCGTACCCGCTATGGGTAACGGTTGGCGCAAGATGAAGTGTCCGTTCCATTCTGATTCACATGCAAGTGCAGCAGTAAACTATGACAAAGGTGCATTCATATGTCATGGTTGTGGAGTTAAAGGTGATGTATACTCGCTCATAATGTACAAAGAAGGAGGCGATTTCCGTGAGGCTATCGAGTTCGCAGCGTCAGTTCTTACTACTGGCGACACAGCAATACGCAGCAAGGCTAGAACTAGCAACAGAGTATCTGTTAAGCCGTCATCTCTCGGTAGAAGAGGGCAACATCTTTCATCTGGGGGTGGTAGAAGACCCAATGCCAGGGCATGAACCATATAAAAACAGACTGGCTATCCCATACATCACGCCATCAGGCGTGGTAGATATTAGATTCAGAGCCTTACTTCCCGAACAAGAGCCTAAGTATCTAGGTTTAGTAGGTAGCAAGACAACCATGTTTAATACACAAGCATTGTTTGCAGCAGATAGATACATATGTGTGACCGAAGGAGAGTTTGATTGCATCATGATGTCAGTCAAAATGCCACACCCAACAGTAGGTATACCAGGGGCTAACAACTGGAAGCCCCATTATGCTAAACTATTAGATGACTTTGAAACAGTGATAGTACTAGCAGACGGAGACGCAGCAGGACTAGAGTTCGGCAAGAAGATAAGCAGGGAACTAGGCAATGTCAACATCATCAGCATGCCTGATGGTGAAGATGTAAACAGCATGATAATCAAGAAGGGGAGCGACTGGATACATGAGCGAATCGAACAATGTATTTCCACCATTAGATGATAGGTTTTGGGAGCATCTCAAACACATAGAGTTTTCTATTGGTATACCAATCTCAGAAACAAAGATGCTCAATATCCTAGGAGCACTAGAAGATATATATGTGGCACTGGCTAGAGATGACATAGAAGATGCAACCATGTGCCTCACGGCATTAGGTGCACTACTGGTAGCCTCTAAGTATGACAAGGCAGATGAAGTATGGGAAGAGTTAGTAGTTAAAGAAGCAATGCATAACTTCGACAAGCACTTGAAGGAAGTAATAGATGAAGAATCCTAAGAACGCATCACAGATTATGGATGAACTGTACTCGGTACTAGTACGCAAGCATGCTGACTACGGCCCACTGAACATATCAGGTGCACCTGGTGGTGCTATGAATGGACTACGAGTACGCATGTATGACAAACTTGCACGGCTTAACAACCTAGTAGATACAGGCGACACGCCGAACTACGAAAGTATTGAAGATACCCTGATTGACCTAGCAAACTATGCCATAATAGGTTTACTAGTCCAACGTGGACAATGGGAAGGCGTACCTAATGGCGCAGCGAAGCAGACGGATAGTAGTCCTCAGTGACTTACAGATTCCGTACCAAGACAACCGAATAGTAGACGCAACACTTCAATTCATCAGGGATTATAAACCAGATGAACTCTGGTGTGTAGGAGATGAACTAGATGCACCCGAACCTAGTCGTTGGAACAAAGGTATGGCGGGTGAATATGCAGAAACATTACAAGACAGTATAGATTTAACGCACGAAACAATGGCTAGTTACCGTAAAGCATTAGGTAACAAGCCATTTGTCATTCAACGCAGCAATCATACTGACCGCATTGATACATACATACGCAAGTATGCACCAGCATTTCAATCACTTGATTCATTAAAGATTGAAACACTACTAGGCTACGACAAGTTGGGTATCACATACCTTCATAAAATGAAGGAACTATTACCTGGTTGGGTAATGGCACATGGAGATGAAGGCGCACTTAACCGTGCACCTGGTGCTACTGCACTTAACTTAGCAAGACGACTAGGCAAATCAGTAGTGTGTGGACACACACATAGGGTTGGCTTACAACATGAGACATCAGGAATGTATGGAAAAACCAGTACTTTATACGGGTTAGAAGTCGGTCACATGATGGATATGTCACAGGCTCACTACCTAACATCAGGTTCTGCCAACTGGCAGCACGGCATAGGCATACTTGTAGAGACTAACCGCAAAGTTACTCCATTTGCAGTGCCTATCGTCAATGGTGAGGTACACATTCCCTAATGTCTTACATTGAAAACTATAATTATTTAGTACAGCAACTCGCTAGTGAGTATGCTAAACGCTATACTATGGTAGAGCGTGATGACATAGCACAGGAGATGTGGGTATGGTTTGTCGGTCATCCCCATAAGTACAAAGAATGGTCTGCACTAGAGCAGAAAGATTGCGACAAAGTAATAGCAAAGTCATTACGCAATGCATCTCTTAAGTTTTGTGAAAGAGAAAAAGCAAAGCACAGTGGCTATCAATCATCTGATTTATATTATTATGATGCGTCAGTAATAGAAGCGTTCTTACCTTCTATCATTAGCAACTCATATGAAATGCCAAGCAAGATACAAGACCTAAACGCCAACTCTGGTAGCAGTGTTCTTAGTGAAGGTAACAACTGGCTAACGTTACGCTCAGATATAGAGAAGGCTTACAACAGACTTAGCGAAGCCAAGCAGAATGTACTACGGCTACGCTTCAGCGTTGAGCAGCCTGACTGGACAGAGTTAAGCAAGGATATGGATAGCACACCAGATGGTGCGCGTATGAAAGTACAACGAGCAGTCAACTCTATTATCAAAGTACTAGGTGGCTGGAAGCCATATAGAGATGATGATTCAACCAGTGTTTGACCTTCAAGGTAAACCTACTTTTGCCTGCATATGCGGGTGTAAGATGTTCAAGGTCATAGTCATGTGGGACGAAGAAACCAGAGCAGTTGGCTGGTATGATTTAAAACAAGAATGCATTGAGTGCGGTACATTAACTACCGCACCAACAGAAATAGACGGAGACGACTGTGCCTAACTATGACTTCAAATGTAATACTTGTAATACAATACTTGAAGTGCAAGACCCAGCGCCACTGCCATGTACCTTGTGTGGCAACACAATGGTACGCATCTGGACATCTATTGCCGTAAAGTTTAACGGCAGTGGATTCTATTCAACAGGAGGATAAATGTATAAACCCAGTGACACACCTAATTGTGAGTCAACAGATACTGACTTGTTCTTTGTACCAGAAGGACAAGGCACATACCCTGAATTAAAAGCACTTAAGAAGATTTGCGGGTCATGTGTAGTACAAAAAGAATGTCTTGACTATGCAATGAAGTACAGTGTGATGGGTTACTGGGGTAATACTACTGAGAATCAACGCCACAAAATGCGGCGACAACTTAATATCGAACCAATACCAATGTATCTAACATACAAGTAGGAGGAACTATGGAACTATATATTAGCATAGCACTAGGTATCATGCTAGGAGAACTAGGCAAGGAACTTATCTATCGAATCCAGAATCTATGGTGGTCTTTTAGAAACCGTAACAAACTTAAGCCTGACTTCTTCAACTGGGACACTGAAGAACTACTAGAGAAATAAAAAAAGAACCCCACTCCCTGTGTCAATACAGGGTAGTGGGGTCTTCTAGTCTCTACGGGGCTGCTAGGCCCCTTAAAACGGTATTACTTTGAACCGCGACCAAAATCTGTAGCGGATGGGTCTAGCCATTTAAGGACTGGACCAGCCACACCAGCAAGTGCAGCAGCAGCAAGAGTCTTTGGATTCGTCTCGCCAGTCATATAGATAGCCACTACCGCAGCAGCGGCAGCACGGAACCAAGTAAGTGCTAGTTGTTTGAATTGCTCCATTATATCCTCCTATAGGATTAGGACTTTGCCCCGTGTAACTTACAGCAGGTGCAAACTTCGGTCTTATATGCTTTCTTTGCAGGCATAGAACTCAAGGCTGCAACGATTTGATTAATAGTTTTAGGTGTGTTCATCCACCAAAACCAAGGAGAAGTATCGGTACCCATAGCGGACTCAATAGAAATATGTAGATGCTTGTTATGAGGATTAGACCCAGTGTACCGTCTGTTTCCCAACTTGCTTTTTTCTTTAGACCAAATCTTTCCTTGAAAGATAAGGTACTTAACTCTCTTGTCTTCTTTAAGTTTTTCAAAAATGTCAACACAATCAATACCATTTTCGGGGTCGTGAGTTAAATCAACAGCCAACCCTGTGTTGTGGTCAGATGTTGGACTCTGTTTCATATGCGCTGCTGATGGCAGTAACCCATCGCTTGCCTTCTTGCGCTTAGGGCGCAAGGCTGTTGCTTGTCTTAGTACTGCTATAGCAGCAGGTGTTGCTTTACTCATCGTCTTCATCTTCCCAATCACTAGGGTCAATGTTAGGTGTTACTGGGTCCCACATTGGTTCAGGCACAATAAATCCCATTACTTACCTGCAATCAATGCATACAAATCATCAATACGTTTTTCCATACGAGCCATAGAATCCTTCATTGAACTACCACCATTGGGTTTGAGTTCGTTAAGATAATGTTTGACCATCCACCTAATGCCACCCGCAATCGCTGAGAAGATTGCTATGACGGCTACTGCCACGGTTAGATAGTCTTTTAATTCCATTATACTGTCCTGACTGTTATCTCTATGATGCCACCAAAACCATCAAAGCGTTTATCGGGCGGTGTCATACGGGTGAATGTGACTTGTTCGATTACTGCTTGTCGTGATTCTCCTGTTGTTAAGTCTTGCCAAGTCAGAACATCGCCTGTCTTTTCAATCTCTTCTAGTAATTGGATACGCTCGAAGGCTCTGCCTTCAAACCCAACTACAGTATTAAACCTATCTGTTTCAATATCAAAACAGTAGACAGGAAAACGAATGACTCTATTGCGTGGAGTAGCAATGGTTGCTTTTGTCTGGTATCCCTTAAAGGTTGGACCAGTGGTTGTATCAGTTGCATCACGATTAAGTGTAAACTTATAAGCAAGAAACTCTTGTGCTACTTCAGGTTGAGATGTAGTTACTTCTACTGCGCCTACTTCTGAGTTATAAGTAATGTGGTCATACTGTGTTTCAGTACCACTTGCCTCTGTAGCAAGAGATGATAGTGTAAACTCACCAGATGTAAATGTACCGCGTCCAATAAGACGCTTGTAGTTCTTAGGTTCTAGGGTAGAGAAACGAATCTTACCTGTACTTATAGAGCCAGATGATGCTAAGACTGTAGTTGACTGAACGGCTATGCCGTTGCTGCCTGATGTAGTAAAGGCTAGTTGGTTAGTGTTACCTATAAAATCTACGCTAGTTGCGTATCCAGTAGCAGTACTGAGGTAGGTATCCTTAGCATAAGCAAAGCGTAGAGATTCAATCTCTGTGCCTAGGTCAATGCGATAGAGTCCAGCATAACCACCAATTGTACCAGTTGCCCAGACATACTTATCACGGAATGCAAAGTCATAGACACCATTAGTGTCTTCAAATATCAACGGACCGTAGGACAAGTCACCAGTTGTATCTGAGATACTAGCCACACGCATACCCTTATTGGTACCAATCATCAAGTAACCAAGGTATGACTCAATCTTATAAACTATCTCCCCAATTGGTAATTGCGCTGCTACAATCCCTGATGTCAGGGTAGGCATAACACCAGCAGTAGATAGAACAAACTTGTAGATAGCAGAGTTACCGCCAAGGTAACCAGCGGCATAGATAGCAGAGCCACCTTCAGAGATAGATGACCAAGTCCAGTCAGCATTTGGATGCGTGTATGTAGCAGTCGGTAAAGCGTGAGAAGAACCTTTAGCATTAGTTAACTCATAAACAGATGCACCGATACCTGCAACAAGACGTTGTTTAACCCAAGCCAGTACTACTTTTTCACTGCCAGTATTATAATACGCTGAGTATCCAGATGTAGGTGTATCAATCTCACCTGTATAAATATGGTCATTGTCAGCAACAAACAAGTGTGCGCCATCAGTTGCAATTGCAAGCGTAGCCGTATCTAGTCCAGCAGTAACTACATGTGTATATGTAACTGCAGTACCACTAGCAGTGTAATTATTAATAGTTGTATTTGCTGGTGTCCAACCAAGTATTTTATTTGTAGAGCCATCAACAATAGATAGCACCTTGTATACACCAGTAGTAACACCAGTCATATTGGCTGTCTCTTTAAGAAGAGTTACTTGTCCTTTAGTCCACACATCTACATTGTCTGAGTCAGCAAAGCGATAGTTAACTGTTTCACCTGCAGATGGGTCATAGAACTTAATGCCTGTGCCATTGTGGAAAGAAGACTGGCTTCTTAGCCAGAAACCAGTGAGCGACTGCTCACCTGGTTCTGTGCCAATATCTGATTGTTCCTTGCGAAACGGTGCAGTCTGGCGGATGTATGGACGAGCATCACTGATAGCGTAGAAGAATGGAAGTCCACCTACTGCCACATCATATGACTCATTAGTGTTCTGCCAAGTAGAACTAGATGAAACAATACCTAAGTCAACAGCAATAGCACGACCAATGCTGGCAGTTGCAGAGCCTCTACCTTCGGTTATATCTCTCGTTGCCACTATTGCTCCTTAATACGGTAGTAAATCTGTTTCATCTATAGCATCATCTATTGTGCGAGCAGGCTGATGAGAGCAACTACCACACTGGTAACACATTATTTAGTTAATGCTGCAATTTCGTCAGCAGTCAAACCAAGAGTAGTCAACTTAGACTGTGCTGATTCTTTAGCAGCAAGTGCTGCTGCATCTGCTGCTTCACGCTCTGCTTGTTCAATAGCATATGCTGCTGCATCTACTTCACGTTGTGCAATTTCTTCACCTGTTAGTGGAACCTCGGCTACTACGCCAGTCTCACAGTTGACGATGATTTTAGTTAGTGTCTCTGACATTAGTTTATCTCCTTGATTATTGGTTTCCAGTCGGTTAATTCTTCATCCCACTCATACATCAATCCATCAGTAGGGTATTCAATTGGTGCTTTCCATTGGCAAGTATCTTCATCTAGTAGCCAAGAGTTAAATGGCTTTGGTGCAATGAAGGCATCACGGTCTGCATCGTATGAATAACCAATACCTGCATAGTTCTTGCGGATGTTGCCGTTGTAACTTGTCTTGACCCAAGTACCGCCAAGTGCGTTGAAGAAGGCTTCGCCTTCATCTCCATAGTTAGGTCCTACTAGAACGCGTAGG